CCGTCACCATGAAGTTCTCTTGCGCCGTGATCAGTTCCTTTGCCAAGGCGTAGTCATCGGATTCCAGCTTCTTGCGGACGTTCTCAAAGACGCGCTCCTGCTGCTGGACCGGCATGTCGTGGACCAGCGCCCCGAGGGCTACCTTGAACCGCTCCGCTCCCTTGTCCCCAGCGTAGAAGTTCGAGTTCGTGGAACGCTGAGCAAGCTGCAAGATAGCAGCCACCGTATCCGCCTCGTCCTGCTTCGTCAGCCGGTTGTACGTGACAATGCTGTCGTAATCCGCAATAGCAGCGGGCTGAAAGCCCCAGAGCTGCGCCAGCACCTGCCCCGGCCCCGTGTTTGGGTCCAGCGGCTGGAGCTTCTTGCCCTCGAAGTCTACCACCCGTCCAATCCAGATCGCCTGCGTGTCTCGCATGATCTGCTGCTTGCGAATGTTGCGCATCATGGACGTGACGGTGCCCAGCTCGTAGGCTACCTCAACAATGATGCTGGGATCCGCATTCTTCAGGTTGGCGGGACGGAAGAGATTCCCGAGACGGCCCACTGCACGGACAGTACGGTTGGGGACTTCACCGAAGGCACCGAGCATAATGTCCAGCAGCTTGGGATCTTCCGTAGCCAGAGTCGAGAGGTCGGCCAGCAGCCCCGCGAAGCCATCCGGCAGCGCGACTCGGCCCGAGAACTCGACGTCAGCACCAAGACCCCAGTCAACCAGCATGCCCATTGCGCCGTCGGTGACGGCCTTGATGACTTCCGGATCCTCGATCCCGAGTCCCCCGATCTCCTTGCCCTGAATCCAGTTTGCCAAGTTGGCGGTGATCCACTGGCCGAACGGGATACCCGCAGCGCCGAACATAGCGGCCTGACCGAGACCCACCTTTAGCTTCTCGGTAGCCGTCCAGCCAGACTCCATCCGATTCACGTTGTAGAACATGTGTTCCGTGAACTTGGACATGATCTGCATAAATTGGGTGGGCACAGAAAGCAAGCCTTTCTGCCACATTGCGCGGTTCGAGCGGTCCAGATTGAATACATACTTCTGGGACATCTTGGTGATAGTGTCGATGTCGTTGTCGCTGTACTTCAGGAGCTTCCGGCCCTTCGCGAACTCGTCGCGCGCCAGCAGCCACGCCATAGTACGGGAGAACCGCTCACCCTCACGATAGAACAAGAGTCCCTTGTTTGCAGTCCACTTGAAGGCAGCCATGCCGAGACTGTCCCCGCGCGCCAGTGCGCCCGCGTGGTCTGCCGTCGAGATCGTGTTCTGCCACAGGCCAGACTTCTGGTATGCCTTGAGCGTAGCCAGCATCTCCTCCTGCTTAGCACCCACCCAGCCCGCATCCTCCATCGCCTTGATGGTCCGGAGCTGCGCCTGTCCGTTTTTGGTAAGGTAGGTAGCCCGCATGATGGCGTACTCGCCCATAAGACGCGACGCCTTGAGCGGATGCATCATGAACATCGTGGCAGCGCCAAAGCCCTGCACGACGAGCTGCACCGGGTTGAACCACCCGAGCGTGGCGTGGAAGGCAGCGGCGCGCATGACGCCAGTCACATCCTTCTGGCTGATGTTCAGGGTTCCCCGAGACAGCAGATCCTGAGCTTTGCCACGCAGGGAGGCCTTGTTGACTGGAGCGATCCAGTGAGCAATGCCGTTGGTGGTATTCTCAAACCAGCGGGACTCCGGGTCCGTGACCCGCATCTGGTCCTTGACCCAGTCCTGAAAGTTCTTGAAGTACCCGTACTCCTTCGACTTGGGGTCGAGGAGAATCTTGGACTGCCAGTCCGTCGGGTCCTCTAGCACTCGCTGATTAGGGCCGAGGTTACGGCTACCCCACTCCTTGGCGGAGTTCGTGAAGCGCGTGATAAGCTGGGCCTTGAAGATGTGAGCCGGCACACGAGTAGAGACGTGGCCGGCGTATGCCTCCAGCGCCTCGTAGGCTCCGACCCGCTCGCCTTCCTTACCGGTCAGGTTCCACTGAATTGGAACGTCGGTACGTTCCCCCTCGTACAGCCCGCCGAACATCCGGTTCTCCAGATCATCCTTGTTGCTGCCACGAGACAGGTACTGGGACGCAGACTCAACGACTGCGCCCTTGTCCTTGTTCTGGGCCAGCCAGATATCCTTGTCCGTGAAGTTATCGAAGAAGGCGACGACCCGTTCGCGCTTGACCTTCAGTCCGTCCTCCGTGACTTCGTCCCAGATCTTCCCAATGAAGTGGGTGTTGTCGATGACCTTCGGAACGTACCCTACCCGATAGCTCAGGGGGTTCTCCGGGATGTCCCCAATGTCCGACTCCCGCGCCATGACATGGGTCACCGTCTCGCCCGCGTTGTTCTTGTGCGGGAACTTCAGCTTGTAATACTTGTAACCCTCGGTCTTGACCATCTCCCGATGCTTGCGGGTAATGCGGACAATCTTGCCCTCCGACAGGCTGAGCACCGTCTTCCCGGTCAGAACCTCCTTGGGGTTCCGGTAATCGAGGAACAGGTGCTGACCGTCGATCTTGGCGGATCGGTAGCCGTCGATCTCCAGAGCGCGGCGGACCTCGATGTTCTTGGTCCTCCAGAGCTTGTCGGACACATCGCGCGCCACGTAGTAGGCGTTGACCTGCCCAACGGTAGTGAGGCGCTTCAGCCCCTCCGGAGTCACGATGCCGTCAACCAGCTCTGCGACCGTGTAGATCTTCTGGTCCTTGTCGCCCTGCAGCAGGACAGCGTCCACGTCCCGGCGAGCACTGGGCAGGAGCCCCTTCACGGAATTCTTGAGGGTATCCGTCAGGGCCTGCAGGACCGTGCTAGCGTTGAGGTCGCGCACGCGCTGGGCACTCACCGCGCCTTCGAGCTGCTGGTGAACCGTAGTGCTCGGGGAGTTGGTAAACCGGTTAGACCGGCTGTACTCCACGGAGTCAAGCGCGCCCCAGTCATCGCGGGTGTACTTGATGTTAACCCGGCGAGTGGACGGGATCATGTCAACCGTCGTGGGATCCAGATCGAGCGCCTTGCCCGGGTTTGCAAGCACCGAGTCAATGGCATCCAGTCGGGCCAACTGGGCCTCGACATTAGTCGCAAAGCCGCCCGGCAGGCTCAACTGATACTGGATGTCGTCGAGGAGTTCCCCACGCTGCACCTTCAGTTCCTCCAGTGCGGCGTTGAGGTTCTCCTCCATGACCCGCAGCTTGGCCTGTGCTTCCAGTACCGCAACGTTCTCACGGCCCGCAAAGCCCTCGGGCAGGCTCTTACGGTAAACCGCATCTTCGGCCAGATCTTCAGCAGAGGACAGGGCCGGCTGGCCTTTCAGCTTTGCCAGCTCATCGAACGCATCCTGATAGGCGATGACAGCCCGTGACATCGTGGAACGCTTGATGCCCTGCGGGTCCGGGATCTCGATGTCTACTTCGAGGGTGAACCCCTCTTCGTTTTCATCTACCTTCCGGGCCTTGCCCGCGAACTGGCTCAGGCCCTTTTGCTGGGCAGCCAGCTTCTGGGCCGGAGTCCATTCCGCCCGATTCATGATGAGATTGTCCAGCTCGTTCAACGGCTGCAGAGCATCCGCGCGCTGGCGTGCTAGCGCCTGCTGCGTCTCAGATGCAATACCGTTCACGATGCGGGGATCAAACTCACCACCGGGGAACGGAGATGCCGCCATGATGGCATCCTCCGGAGTCGTTCCCAGCTCCGCAGCGATCTTGGGATTAGAGGCTGCATCCGCCGCCATCTTGCCGGCGTCGCCGGTCTTGCCCATATCACGGACAATGCGGATCGGCTTGCGGGCACGGGCGATCAGTGAGGCAAACCGCGCCATGGACAGCGCCGGCTTAGCGCCAATAAGAGCCAGATCTCCCGAGTCGAAGATCAGTCCCCACTTCACTTCATCCCGCTTGGTGGGATCAATGAAAGCGTCAGCCCGTTCCATGAACAGAAACGGGTTGTCCGTCTCTGCCATTAACTGGTTAATTATGGCTTCAAATGCTTCCACCTGCTCGTTCAGGGGACGATCAGACTTCCCCGTGAAGTCGAAGATCTTGTCCTTATAGGCGTTCCAGCCCGAGATCGGGTTGGCTCCCTCTCCCACGTTGGAGAAGTCCAGCGCGTTGCGCCCCGGAAAGAACTGCCCGGCGATAGCTCCGAGCAGCTCTTTGTTCAGGGTCCAGCCATCCGTCCACTTGAAGCTGCCGTCCGGATCGAGGATCCCGAACTTCTCCATGGCAAACGCCATCTGGGACTCCAGCAGCTCACGCCGGATCTTGGCCTGCTGGATGGGGTCATCCGTGTTCTTGAGTTCCCACATCGCGGCCTCGGTAGCCGCCGTCATGTGCTCCGGGACGTTGAGGGGGCGCTGGGTTCTCTGGGCAGCCTGCACTCCACCCTCGATGTCCCCCCTGTCTCCGTAATGCACGGTAGACGCCGCAAGGGCCGAGTCCATGTTGGACTGGATTTTGTCACGCAGGCGAGCCACGATGTCCTCGTTCGAGGACTGCTTGACCTGCTGCTTAGCGGTCACGTACCGGCTAGTCAGGGGCTCTTCGTTGGTGTCCAGCATCGCCGTACGCAGGGCAATGTCGGAGTCAAGGAAGGTCGACCCGGTACCGAGCTGGTCCGGGGTAAAGATGTCGTCCAGAGTCGGCCCTTCGACGGGGCCGAAGACCGCGTCTAGGATCGAATCAGTGATGGGGCCGGTATTAGCTTCCGGCAGCAGGAAAGGGGCTTTTGCCATTATCGGAGACTCGGGTCGCCCATCACGCCAAAGTTCATGCCCCAGCCTCCGGGTCCGGACCCACTGCCCGTAGTCGGGACAGGAGATTTAGCGGGCGTCATCCCCCCTCTGTATCGAGAGACAATAAGAGCCGCCTCCCCAATCTGGTCGACAGCTCCCGCGTAGTCGGCGAACTTCTCGGACTTCTTGCTGTACTTGTTGAACAAGTTGATGTTAGCCTGCTGGGTATCGAAGTACCGCTCGTTGTAGCCAAACTGGGAACCAATGGCTCCAAGACCCCCAAGCACCGTCGAGGACTGGGTGCCCCCCGTCTCCGCAGCTCCGGCTGCTAGAGCCGTCTGGCGCATAATGAACGCTTCACGAAGCTGGTTCCGCCGGATGGTAGCGTTCTGGATAGCGTCCATCCTCTGCTTGGTGTCGTTGGCCTTGCGGGCTGCCTTCCGAGACTTGCTCTTGAAGATGCCGCCAATGGCTCCTACAATAGCGCCAACCGCCGTGCCGATGCCCGGTAGGACCGCAGTACCGGCAGCGGCTCCTTTAGCCGCACCGGCCAGAACATCACCGTTACTCATGCTGCCTGCCTATTGACGTCAAAGTCCGTCTTCCACCCCGCCAGCCAAGCATCCTTACCGGAGCCTGCCGTGAACTTGAGATGGAGAGAGCGGCCTGAGCCTCTAATACGATTGCGAGTGACTACCAACGGGAACCCATTGTCGAATCCGTCGGTAATGGGATCTGCGGGAGTGTACGCCCGCGTATGACGATAGACTTCCCATGCCGTGCCCCAGCGACCGGAGACCGAGAGGTCTGCCCAGTCCCAGCGAGCCTGCATGGTAAGGCTGGTAGTACGGACCGGCAGCTCGTCGAAGTCATAGCCGGTCTCCGTCTTGTACATGTAGACGTGGATGTACGGGGCCCGCTTCTCGCGGGACGGATCTCCCAGTACCTCGAACCCGGTGACCAGATAAGCCTCCGGCTCCTCCAGATCCCAGTCCCGGAAGGTCGAGTCGTTGTCTGCTTCCGAGATCGTGATGTTGGTTCCACCCACAATCCCGACGTACTTGACCTTAGATGATTCACTGCCTTCCACGGAACCCTTGACAGCGAAGACACCGGACAGATACGCATCTGCCCCAAAGCCGAAGGTGTATTTCACGAACGCCTGTAGGCGCATGTCGTAGGTCAGCCCCCGGTTGTACTGGTAGCTCTGGGCCGGAGCTTCTCCGTAGAGCCACACAATGCGCTTCTCCTGATCGTCGTAGGCACCCTGTGCAGTACGCTTTGCGATCTGGGAGATCCCGGTGTATAGCCGGTTAATTGTCATGGCCGACAGGTTCGTGGCAACCAGAAAGCCGGTGTTGGAATCCTGCGTGATCCGGAAGATGTCCGAGTAGCTCCAGTAGTGCGGCACGCCTTCGGCCAGCACGATGGAGCCCGGGGACGTCACACCCTGATCCGTGATCTTGCGCACCGAGTACCCGGTAGCCGCAAAGTACCCCTGCGGACCTGCCCCGATCTGCCAGACGCCGTTGGTGGCGAAGATGAGCAGGGTCTGGCCGTAGTCCATGATGTCGACTACGTCCGCCAGTTCCGGGATCACGATAACCCCGCCGTCAGACGGGACTAGATCCGGGACTCGCTCGTCCGTCGGATCCGCGATCTGATAGCACTTGCCGTACTGCTCGTCAGACTCGATGACCTGCGAGAAGAAGATACGGCTGGACAGCTTGGGGTGATTGGTACCCGCAAACCAGACTCGGCCCGCAAAGAAGGCCACCGCCTTGGGGCGGGTCGTAGCAACGTAACCCGACGCATTGGCGACGAGGCTGGTGCTCGCCGTACCCAACGAGGCGTACTGAGCGGTCCAGCTCAGCCAGTCCGGGGGGAACTCTACGGTGAACGTAAAGGTCGTGCCACTCGGGGCAGACACCACAGTCCGGGTGCCATCGAACGTGAAGTACGGGAAGTAGAAGTCCGGGAAGGTTCCGAGGACCCCGACCAAGGATTCGTAGGAAGCTACCTGCCCCGAGATGCTCACGGAGTTGCCGGCGGACAGACCATGGCTGCCCGAAGTAGTCACCGTCACAGTCTGGGTACCAGCGGTTGTGCCGCTGATGCTCCAAGTCGTAATAGCAAACTGAGTCGAGCTGCCCGGCAGTTCCACCGTAGACGTGTTGAACGGGTTCCGGATGAAGTGGCCCGTAGGAGCCGAGGCATCCTGAAACAGCTCGGCATCCAGCTTGTCGGCCGAGAAGGCCTTGGTCCAGTCCTGCTCCGCTACTCCAGCCGTAGTGGCTCGACGATAGCCGAGGTACGCGACCATGGCTTTGCTGGGTTGCTTGGACTTGGCGGTCTGGTAGCTGGTAATGTCCGCAGCCTTCCATCCTCGGTTGTAGAGGTTGTAGGTATGACTGGTGATGGCAGACGTGGGTTGGGCGGTGTTGCTGTACCCGTCCGCGATCCCCTCGAAGTCCCGTTCCCGAATCGAGATGCGGTTGATCTGGACGCTGTCAAGGGTCGGATCATACTGGATCCAGAACGGCTCAATGTTCTTGCCGACGATAAACGCATGGCCTCTCCCGTAGGCAAGGTCAATGGGAGATGCCGCAATCTCCGCGTCATTGACTCCCGCAACCTTGAGGTCACGCAGATCCACGGTAGCGCGGGATTTGTTCTGGGAAATAATGGCGTACCCGATGGATACACTCTGGTCCTTGTAGATGTGCAGTAAGCTGCCCACCTGCTGGACCACGAAGTTCAGGGAGCTGTCTCCCGCGACGTTCTCCCACTTGAAGGAGCGCACTACGTCAGCGGCGGAGTATGACGTCGGGTCAAAGGTGTAATCCACCCCGCCCGACTCAAGCTGGAGGCCCCGCCGCCTCCGGCGGGAGCCATTCACATCCAAGTCGAAGTTGACTTCATCCGAAGAAAACCCGTCCGGGAAATCGAGCAGAGACGCCTCTGTGTTGATTCCACGATTAAACCGAACGTAGGCTTTCTCTTTGTTGATCACTTCTTCTTACTGTCCGATGTGTCCCAGAATTCGTTAAGATACTTGGTGACGTAAGCCACCGCGACATCCTTCTTGGTAAACAGGTGGTTCTGGAAGATTACTGGAAGCTCGCCGGGCTTCTTATCTGCGTAGTGGATCTCGTACAGTCCGGGGTTAGGCGCATACTGCTTAACTCCAAACTTTCGCCCTGTCGGGGCGGTCAACTCAGGAATCGCGGTCTCGCGAGTTAGAACTTGAACTTCGGGCATTTGGGGTCCTCATCGGCCGTAGTCCGGCCAGTCATTGTGTTTACGTCTAGAACGCTGCTTGCTCCGCTGTTGGCGGACTCGCAGCCGGGATTCCACCCGTTCGGTCTTGGGGTTAGCGGACTGCCGGAGGCTTGCCATGCACCGGTTAAGCGCGTGGATCCGCAGGGTGGAAAACATGTTCTCGGGAAGGTCGGGCGTGTGTGCGTCATCCAGCAGGAACGCCGGGCGCATGAACGCAGATGCCATAGACTTCGAGGACTGGAGCGTAGTGTCCACATCCGAGTCATAGCTGTCGAAGACGATCAGTTCGTCGTCAAAGCTAGTCCAATAGGACGGGGCGTCAAGCTTACCGATGGTAAGGGGAAGGTTCGTACTATCGTACACAACCTGATAATTCGTGGTGTCCGTATCCGGACGAGAGTTGCAGAAATCCACAAAGTCAAACGGCGTGAGGTACCGGATTTCCGTGTACTCTTTGTTGGCCGTAATGCTCTGCCGCGTGTCGTACTTGATCCACTCGATCAGAGACGCAGCCTGCGGGATCCGCATATAGTTTGGCTTGGCAAGATCCGCCATGCCTTCGAGTGCCAGCAACTGCTTGTTGCTCGGCAACTCCAGCTCATCGATCATCTCATTGTAGACGACCCGGATGATGCTTGCGACGTCAGTAGCTTCCTGAGTGTCGCTAATAGAATTGACCTGATCCCCCGAGATCTCGGTGAGAATGTCCTGAACCAGTTCTAGGAGATTGGGTTTTGCCATAATAGAAAAAGGAGGGAGATTTCTCCCCCTCCCTCACTCTCTAGTGATTAGGCCGCCGCAACGTCGGTAGCAAGGATAACGATCTTCACGAGACCGCCCGTACCAGTAATGGTCGGGGAAGTACCGTCAAGACCCACAGTCAGCGTCTGCGCAGCAGCAAGCGGGGTGTTAGCCGCAAGAGTGCCCGCAGGCGTCGAGTTGTAGTTACCCGCAGCTTCGAGCTGAGCTTCCGAAAGCTCAACCGCGTAGTTGGTGCCAATCGAGCCCGACACGCCAATATTCATGGTCGGCGTAGTGCCGCCCACGTTAAAGGCCTGAAGAACTTCTGCACCCACACTACGGACCGTGAACCCAGCCGGGACCGCGAAAGTCGTGCCGTTGTAAGTCGCGGAGCCAGACGTAAAGTCCGTAGCCGCCACATACACAACCAGCTCGATCTCATGGCCGTCCATTCGAGTCACGCCGAAGTTAGCCCGCTCCCCGGTACGTCGCGTACCGAAGTGGACTTCGAGGCCATCACTGTTATTCCAAAGAGTACCCATGTGATGTTTCCTCTATTAAGCAATCACGTCAGTGTCAGTCAGAACCACGATGAGGTTCTCCGGACGATACACCTTCAGACCATAACGGCAGGTAGTAACATACTCCTCCCGCTGGAAGTCCTTGTTGTAATCCGTGTCAACCTTCGGGGTCTGCCGCCACGCGCCCATGAAGGGCAGCAGGTCCTTGTCGGCCGCCGAGAAGAACACGTTGGCGACGCCCGCAGCAGTCGTGAGGGCACCAATCGTTTCGTTCTGGCCAGTCGCAAGGTAGTTGCTGGTATAGACGTCAAAGCCGTAGATGTTTCGGATGAAACGACGGCCCGACGCAATACCGGACGTGATGATACCTTCCCACATCGGGTTGTTGGACACGTTGGTCAGGTTCGTCAGAGTATTAAGAATATACTCCACCGACGGATCAACGATCGCAACCAGATTGCGGTCAGGCATGTTAGCCTTCTTCAGCGAGTGCAGAGCACGCGCGAAGTCAGCGACGGCGATAGCCTCGTTCGAGCCCGTACCCACGAAGCGGTGAGCCGCGCCGTTGATCGAGTTCGTGGAGCCTCCAGTCTGACCGCCCGAAGCGCCAGCACCAGCCAGAGCCCAGATATCGGTTTCGACCTTTTCGCCAATGGCACGAGCCTGCTTGGGCACGAAGCTGGACACAAGCTGCGACATGTAGAACATGTCCTGCTTGGCCTTCTCCGTGATGTACGTGGCGCTCGACAGGTACTGGTTAATCACGAACGTGAAGTTACCAGTATCCAGCGAGTCATACACGACGCCCGAGTTCTCGACGTAGTCCCGGACCGGGAGTTCGCCGATAGACGGAATGTTGAAGGTGTCGCCATCAGGGAAATCGGACATCCAATTAACCCAAGACTGCGCCATCAACTCATCGTGGATCACGTCCTTAAGCTGGCTCGACCACAGATTCGCACGCCGAAGCTGTGCGGTATTAGCAGTGGTATGAGACATAGTTTAAGTTAGTTCCTGTTAGTTGTGTGGTTAGCTGTAGAAGGCATCACCCAACGCCTGCGCGTCCTTATGCATGTCGAGCATGATCTTCTTGTCGCTGAGGAACTTGATGTTCCCCATCTCGGCCCTACGCTTGTCGTAGTACGCCTTGTTGCGAATTTCGACGCCCTGACCGGGAGTCGAGAAGCCCTTGCTCTGATACATCGGATTGCCGGGTTCGGCTGTCTTCTGTACTCCGATCATGTTGAAGAGTGCCTCCGGACTACGGGCTCCAACCTGCATCAGATCATCAACGGGGAGACCCAGCTCCGACGCACGCTGCCTCACGACAGCAACTGCATCAACGCCAAAAGTCTTCACGAGAGTATCATCAACACGCTTGAGGTTAGCCTCGGCTGCCTTCTGCTGATCGGTTCTACGGATCACTGCGACCACATCCTCGTCAGACAGAGCCTTCGGTCCCGGTGCGGGATTCGGAGTCTGCTGCTGAACCGGGGAGGTTCCCGGTGCTTCGTTAGGCTGGTTCAGTCGATCAAGGATAGACGCTCGCGCCGAGAGGCGAGCCTTCTCCGCTTCCGCTTCGGCCAGCGCCTGACGGAGTTGGGCCGCTTCGCTCGTCAGCGAGGCGATGAAGGCATCTGCTTCAACCTTACCCTTGAGGGCAGATTCCACAGAGTCGAACTTCTTTCCGGGGCCTACAAGCTGTTCCACAACACTCTGGGTCTGGTTGGGGGAGCTGTTCGGCTGGGTCACATTAGCGGTCATTTAAGTTATACCTCACTATGGGGTCAATGAGTTTGAGCACGAACTCCAGTTCTTCTCTCTGGCCTTGTACATGCGCCAGTTTGTACTGCCACGCTGGAGTGTCGTAGTCAGCAAATCTTGTTTTGGGGTCTCGGGCTTTCAAGATCCGGGCTAGGTGCCGGAAGCCATCTCGGGCTCGGGCTAGGTCAGCTTTGACCTGTTCCTTCTCTTCGGGCTTGGAGCCTTCAAACCATAGGGTCAGCAGTCTGTCCAGCGGCGGGGTCTCCGCCATCAGCGGCGATTTCGTCATCAGATACCTCGGTCGGGGTGGTGATGTCAGTGGAGCCGACCATGGCGACTTCTTCCTGCGCCTGATTCATGATCGTCTGGGTTTCGGTCTGCTCCATGACGCGGACGTTCGGCTGGTAGATGTGGAACCGCTGGAGACCGAGCTGGTCTTCCATCAGTTCGGCGATCTTCTTGCCGGACAAGTGAATGTTTACCGACGGGTCTTGGTAGATACCCGACTGGGACAGGTTGGTAAGGTTCTGGACCAAGGTCGCAGCAGCCGCAAAGTGGCGCGCGCCCATCGGGACCAGCTTCCCCTTAGCCATCAGGTTTTCACGAGTGATAGTCAGGAACGACTCAACACCCAGCTCCGCATCCACGACCCGGACGATTTCCGGAGCGTTCAGGTTCCTCCGTGCAGACTCCAGATAGGCGTTGAGAAGAGGCTCAATGAACATCTTCTCGAAGTACGCGATCTTGTTCTGGAAGATGCGGAACGACGCATTCTCCAGAGACTGCACTTCAAAGGCCGTCTTTTCGCCCGGGGTACGAATGCCCATGGCCTGCTTGGGGGCACCGACCATCTCCTCCATCGTCTGCTCCAGACGCTCGATCTGCAGATCGGCGTTCAGCGCAGTCGTGTCCGGACGCAGGAATTCAACATCCGCATCCTGCTCCATGAAGATCTGTTCACCGGGCTGGTAGATGTAATCCTCTACCGCACCTTTGATCTTCTGGACAGGCCACGCGATCAGGTCGAAGACGTCTGATTTAAGATTTTCGAGATGATCGATTCGGTATTGTAGTCCGACCAAGTTGTCAAGAGGCCCCATTGCCATAAGGTTGTCAGGGCGCAAGCGCCATCCGCAGTGTACCTTGGTACTGCGACCAAACCAGTTTCGAGCCGGTTCTTTTCGGACAATGTGGCATCGGTCGACAACGGTAATGACATGGTTCTCGTAGAGGGTTCCAGTGTCTGTGTCATAGAGGTCACCCTCAAATTCCAGAATCTCCACGAAGTCCGTGGAGTAGTAATCAAACAGTGAAGCGTAGCCAGAAGCGGTCAGGCTCTGGGCCTTTTGAATGTCAGCCTTCTGCAGATTGGCCCGGCCGACGGATCGGACATGACGACGGGCATCCATCATCATGCTCCAGATCTCGTCGGTTACCGCAGTCCATTCCGGAGCAGATTTGCGAAGCTTCGCCAGCTCGCCAAGACTAATGAGAGAACGAGTGATCTTTGGGGCTGTCCGGAAGGAAGGAGACGTGATGTCAAAAAGAATATCACGGGGACTAATGCGAACAATCTGAGGCCCACTGTAGACCGTAGTCTTGACAGACGAGCCCGGGACCAGCGTAGTATTGTGGACGTACGAGACATCAGCGAAGCAGTTCCCGGTATCGATCCAGTCCAGTAGGCATTTCGAGATTACGTCCTCGAACTCGGACTCGCGCAGCTTGTGCTGCATATATGCCTCGATTCCTTCCCGGACCGAGACGGAGACCGCCTTGTCGTCAGCGGCTTCCCACTTGAACCACCGCTCCTGAGGGAACAGAGCCGCGAAGTAGTTCGCGTGCAGATTGTCCCGGATCTGGCAGAGCTTGGGGCGGTGGGTCTTGTTCTTCCACGGCAGCTTGGAGGCGGATGTCGAGCCAGTATCGGTAGCAAAGATATACTGCTCAACTTCGCGGTTGATGGCCTCTGCCTGTGCTCTCCCGTTTTTCCACATGGTATACCGGTCTGCAATAGCCCTTGCAAGGCCTTCCGGTTGCTTCAGTGGAGACAGATCCAAGGTCTTAATGGGCATAGTTAAACCGCGATTCCGCCAAACCTGCTGTGGAAGTAGTCAACTTCATTTTCACGATTCCTCTTGCGCTCCTTCGGAGCCACCGAACCATCGATGGCAATCGTCAGGGCGTCTTTGATGTCGTCATGCGGAGGATGCTTCAGCTTCAGTTCCTCTTCGAGGATCTGGCAGTTGCCCCCACGGTAGTGCCAGATGGTCTGGTTCTCGTACCGGGGCTGGAGGCACTGCAGGATGCGCTCTTCCTTTACACCCTCGTGGCGGGTCGGGTTGTGATCCTCGACGCTCAGTGACAGTCCGTAAGGACGGATGTACTGG